ACACGGTCGTCGCGGACGAGGTGTGGCGGTTGAAGCCGGAGGCGTTGACGCAGGGCATCATCCCGGCGATGCGTGCCCGCCCGCAGCCGCTGCTGATCCTCACCTCGACCGCCGGCGATGAAGACAGCGTGGTGTTGAAGCAGTGGCGTGAACGGGGCCTGGCCTGTCTCGACGCCGGCGTTCCCGGTTCGATGGCGTTCTTGGAGTGGTCGGTGCCGGCTTCTGGCGACTTCCACGATCCGAAGCTGTGGGGCCTGGCCAATCCGTGCCTCGGCATCACGCTCGACCGGGAGACGTTGCTGGCCGAGTACCAAGGCCCCGACCGAGGTGCGTTCCTGCGTGGCTCTCTGAACCTGTGGACCTCGACCGCTGATGGTTGGTTGCCACCCGGCCAGTGGGACGCCTGTCGTGCCCGTACAGCGCCCGATCCGGTCGGTGGAGTCGTGGCTGCCGAGGTGGCGATGGCCGGCGACAGGTTCTACGCCGTTCGCAGTTGGTGCCACAACGGGATCACGTACAGCGCCGTGCTGTGCGTGACCGAGCACGAAGACGAACTGTGGGAGTCCCTCGATGCCGTCTACGGCGACGTGACGCAGTTGGCGATCACACCGACACTGGAGTCGCACCTGCCGGTCGGGATGGCTCGCAAGTCCACCGTCGTCGGCATCAAGGAACTCGCCCGCAACGTGCCGCTGGTTCGGGGCATGATCGGCTCCGGCCAAGTCGGGCACCTGCCGTCCGTGTTGTTCGATGAGCACGTCGGTCGTGCCGTCGCGACACGTACCGCCGGCCTCTCGACGGCAACGTCATCGGGCAGCATCGAACTCGCCAGGTGCCTCGTCTGGTCGGCTGCTCTGGCATCGAGGCCCGCAGGCAACCGTCGCCCTGCAGTCGGTGTCGCTCCCTCGACGGAGCACTGAAATCGCTCAGAACTGAGAGATATCCACTGACATCAGGCCCTCTTGTTGGAGTAGAGGAAGACGAACTCGACGCATCCACGGAACATGTCCCTGAGACCGCAGCCGTAGTGGTCGATGGTGCCATCGCTCCACTCGACGTCCTGAGCAGTGCATTGGATCGGTGTGGAGTGGTCAGCCGGATTGAGGTACGAGAAGTAGCTGCAACCTTGCGACACGATGTACCGCTGTGGCGGTGCTGTCGTCGTTGGCGGCTCGGCCACCGTTGTCGGCGCAGCAGGTGTTGGGGCAGGGGCTGGCTGACGCCGATCTGTGACGGTGGGCGCTGCCGGAGTTGGTGCCGAAGTCGGCACACTCGGCACGGTCGTCTCAGTGGGGCCTGGTGTCGGCGCTGCTGCCGGTGCCGGAGTTGTGACCGGTGCTGGCTTCTTGCGTTGCTGAACGACCGGCGCAGGCTTGTGCGTGCCGAGACCGATGTGCGCATCGTTGGTCACGATGTGCGTGCCGATCGTTGGCGTGCATGCTGTCAGCCCGACGGTGATGAGGATGGATGTGATGATTCGCTTCATTGGGTTTCCTGTTGCTGTTGGGGGATGGTTCAGGTCGCGCCGCGGTGGCGGGCGACTCGTTCTCGGGTCTGGCGTCGGGTCCGCACGATGCGGCACTGCTCACCACAGACGACGGCGTGGCGTCGTCCGGTGAGGAACTCGTTGCCGCACTCGGCGCAGTCGAGCCGGTAGGTCGGCCTGGTGATCTCGACGCGTACGAGGCGACCGGTACGCATCAGGTCGAGGCTGATGCTGTGGTGGACGATCTGGTCGGCGGTGATGACGATGGCAGGCACGCTGTAACGCTAACCCGATCGGGTACCCGTTACAGCGGCGACTCGATCAATGGGTCCAACGGCCTACTCCCGAGAGAGAACTCGACACCGTTTACAGCGTGTTCGACGCCGGCGCATCCTGCGGAGTCATGGCCGCATCGAAGAGCAAGACCGACACGCCCGACGAGACCGAAGAGCCGGAAGCTCCGAAGCTCTCCAAGGCCCGTGAGAAGTTCAACGCCGGCGAGATCACCTGGCGAGAGTTGTGCGAGGCCGAGGCGGCAGAGGCGACCTGAGTGGGCCTGTTCTCCAAGAAGCCGCCGGCGTCCATCGAGGGCGCAGCCGCCAAGGTTCCACTGACGACCCAACGATCCCGTCACCTCGCCACCGGATGGGGCGTCGGCATCGAACGTCTGGCACCTGCCGAGTTCATCCCCGCCGGCATCGACATCTGGGGTCGGGAAGCAGCGATGTCGATCCCGACGATCAGTCGTGCTCGGGATCTCATCGTCGGCACCGTTGGCGGTCTGCCGTTGACGCAGTGGAACGTCAACTTCGGCGCGCCGGAACCCATCGAGACACGGCTGCCACCCGAGCGGTGGCTGCTCCGACCCGACCGCGGTCACACCCGCCAGTACACGCTGGCGTGGACCGTCGATGACCTGATGTTCCACGGCGTCGCGTACTGGCACATCACCGAACGGTTGGCGACCGGCTTCCCCGGCGCGATGACCTGGCTTCCGTACACGGAAGTGTCGATTGACTCGTTGACCGGTGTGGTGTCGTGGGGCGACAAGCGCATCGACCCGACCGACGTGATCGAGTTCCTGTCACCACTCGACGGGCTGCTGTACAGCGGCAACCGTGCCATCACCACGGCGCTCAACCTCGACGCCGCAGCCGAACGGTTCAGCCTCGCTGAGATCCCCGCCGGATGGTTGGAGCAGACCGCCGACTCGGAACCGTTGGAAGCCAGCGAACTCGCTGAGATCGCCGCCACGTTCCAAGCTGCACGCAACCAGCGCACCGTCGCCGCACTCAACCCATTTTTGCGTTGGAAAGAGTCGTCGATGGACCCGAGCAAGCTGCAGTTGGTCGAGGCCCGCCGATACCAGGCGCTGGAGTTGGCGCGACTCGCCAACGTGCCGAGCTTCCTCGTCTCCGCAGAGACCGGCTCGGGCATGACGTACCAGAACAGCGTGCAGGCCCGCTCCGACCTTCTCGACTTCGGCTGCATGCCGATGCTCCAGTGCATCGAGCAGACGCTGTCCGGCGACAACGTGCTCCCGAGGAATCAACTCGTCCGCTTCGATCTCAACGCCTGGCTCCGCAACCCGTTGCTGCCGAACCAGGAGCCGTCACCCAACGATGCCCAGATCGCATTGACGCCTGATACCCCGGTATCAGAGACCGAACCGCAGCCGCCGGCGGCCAACGTCGCTGACGGTCGCCCACGACAGGCCGATGGCCAGAACGCCACCACAGGAGATGCACCGTGATCTACGCAACGTTCCACGATCCCGGCACGATCATCGAAGCCGAACTCGCTGACAGCGGAGAGACCTCACGAACGATCCGTGGTGTCGCCGTGCCGTGGAACAAGATCGGCATCGTCTCCGATGGACGCAAGGTCAAGTTCCTGCCCGGTTCACTCGACGCCGGCGCTCGACCGGTCGTCTCCCTCGGTCACGAAGGCGTGGCCATCGGCAAGGTCACCGCCAACCAATCGACCGATGCCGGGATGCGAACGACGGTCAAGGTCTCCAAGGTTGCCGATGGAGACGACGCCCTGGTGCTCGCCGCCGATGGCGTGCTCGGGATGTTCAGCGTCGGTGCCGAGCCGACCGAGTTCCACTACGAGGACGACGTGATGGTCGTCGCTGCCGGCGACTGGCAGCACCTCGCCCTTCTGCCCTTCGGGGCATTCAATGATGCGGTTGTCGAGTCCGTCGCCGCTTCGTCACCACAAGGAGAAACAGCCATGCTCACAGAAACCGCTCCGGTGGTCACCGAAGCACCGACACCAACCATCGAGGCCGGCCAGTCTCCGGCAGTGATCCCCATCGCCACAGTGCGACCGGCGACGCAGCCGTTGACGTTGCAGCGAGTGGCGACCTTGATCGCACAGGCCAACCGCGGAGAGATCACCGCCGATGCGTTGCGGTCCACGATCAACGCCGCACTGGCCAACATCACCACCACCAACGTCGGCGCAGTGGTTCAGCCTGCGTACAGATCGGAACTGAACGGTCTCATCGATCACGGCACACCGCTGCTGCAGGCCATCTCGCAGTCGCCGCTCCCGGCATCGGGGATGAGCATCGAGTACCCGCAGTGGCTGCTGCTGCCGACCACCGGCATCCAAGCGACGGAGAAGACCCAGATCGTCTCCACGCCAGTGACGATGGAGATGAAGAGCGCACCGGTCGTCACCATCGCCGGCGGCAACGACATCAGCCTCCAGGCAGCCGAGCGGTCCAGCCCGAGCTTCTTGGAGGCGTACATCAAGGCCGCTTCGGTGGACTGGGCACGCAAGGCCGAGGCGTATCTCTACAGCCGCCTCACCGCTGCCGCAGTGCCAGCGACACC